GACCAAAGAAACCAAGTCTTTGTTGTTCTTCAAACGCTTTTTCACGAGCTTTTGCCATGTTTTGATCAATGATTGCTTGTTGTAGTGCTTGTTGTCCCGCACCTGTTTGCGCTAAATTAGCTGCCACAGTTTGTTGTGCAGCTGGCACGACTGACATCAATCCTTGTTGGTTGGCCATCGCTGCTTGTCTGCCTGCTTGTGCTTGCGCAAAGTTTTGTGCTAGTAAATTAGCTTGCAGTTCAGCTATACCAAGATTTGTTTGTGCATCAAATACACCTTCTTGCACACCTTGACGTGCACCACCAAATGCTCCTGATGCAACAGCTTGGTCGGCTATGTTTAATCTTTCCTGTGCTCTTCTGTTTTCAAATGCAGCTGTAGTTGCATCTATTACTTGTTGTTGAAACGGTGACATAAATGGTTGAAGTGCTGCTTCCATGCCTGCAGTTGTGACTTGTCCAGTAACAGGATCAACACCCGCTAGTCTTTGTGACTCAGCTAAAAAAGGTTCAAAGGCAGCAACACCTGTGCCACCAGTTGTATCAACTGCACTGATTGTGCCACCCGGTCCACCAAAAGTTACATCACCCAAACCAGCTGCTGTAGCCGCTCTTTGTAAACCTTGTTGTGCTAAAACGTTTTGTGCTGCAGGGGCTTGATATAGTGGATCTATTTTTGTTGCTCTAGCTGGATCAAGTAATGGTGTTAATCGTTTTGTAAACGCCGTGCCCGCTGCCTCAATAAAAGGCGCCGGCCTTTGTATGGTGGTGGTTCTGGTGTCAAATTCTGTAGGTGCAACCATTATACTATTGCCTCCATCTGGTCTTGTAATTTATATAATGCGCGAGCCCCGGCTCTCGGGTCTGGCTTACCTGTCAACATCTTACCTATACCAGATACCGCTTCATCATTCAACACGAACTCATTTAAACCTACCATAGCTGGCACATCGTCAGCTTTTGGCTTCGTGCCAAGCGGTATGAAACCTCCGCCTCGTAGGTCCATCTGCATGCCTTTTGGCACATCTGGTGATATCGGGTCGCCCTCTGGTGTCATGCGTCCGCCTTTGTTTGCCATCTTTCTTTGTTCTCTATTATCAGAAAACCTGTCATCTATCATGTCCACCACGTTATCAAATAATTCTTTTCTCAATTCGTTCTCTATTTTTTTCTTTTCAAAGTCGTCTCTAGCTTGATCTCTTGTCATCTTCTCAATATTCATCTCATATCGTTCTTTCATGCTAGGAAATCTCATCTCTTCTCTTGTATAGAAACCCTCACCACCAGGAACTAAAGCATTAACAAATCTCATAAGACCAGGATCATTTAGTTTCATATTCATTTGAGCTGCTTGTAGTCCTCTTTTCATTTTATCTGTAAATTCTGTTCTTACCTTTTCAGCTTCTATGTAATTACCAAGACCCATTTTGTCTGTCATGCCGCCTGTATCAAAACCAACACGACCGCCTCTTGCAAACGCTGTTTCACCTGATGCTAAGTATCCTGCCTCCATTAGTGCCTCGTCTATCTCAGCATTGGTAAACCCTGCAAGCCCCATGTATTCTTTATAAGCCGCAATTCTTTCATTCATATCCGCTTCTATAGAAGCGCGTTGATCTGCTTCAAGTGTATCTAAATAGTTTTGATATCTTTGCTCTGCCTCTTCTAATGCTTTTGCTGCGTCTCTAGCTTGTGATGGTGCTAAAGCAGTTTGTATTGGGATAGTGGCTTCACCAACCGCATCAATCGCTCCCATAACACCTCCACCTGTTTGATCAAATTGAAAAGGTGTTGCAAAGTCTTTAAACCCTTGTGCAACGTCTGATTGTATAACATTTGAAAGACTTGGCTCTGCTCCATAAAAGGTAGCATCAAGAGCAGCCCCTGTGGCTGTGGGATCTACTTGACCAATGTTTAATCTTCTCGCAGCTTCTATAGCTTTTTTATCTCCAAGAACTTTAGGTTGAAAAGTGCCATCGACTAATTCTACCCCTTCTGCTGCCGGATCCATAAGTCTTGCTGCTGGTTGTAATCCTTGAAGTCCTCTAAATAAACCAGTTGTTCCGGCTCTTAATAGATCTACATCAGTATCTTCATCATCAGGATCTGTAAAAAGTTTTTGTATAAAAGCATCTTGAAGGCCACCCCCTATCATCCTACCTAAAAACCCTTGAAAGCCTCCACCCACTGCTCCCGGTGGTGCACCTAAGCCTAAACTAAGAGCGGTTGTAATGTAAGGTTTAAGTTCTTTTGGTGTGACTTTTGCCAGACCTTCTCTTATAGGATCGGTAACTGGACGTATAAAGTCCTCTGCTTCTCCTATGACGTCGCTTACAAAATCCTTAAATCTGTCGTGTGCTGGCATTCCTTATATTCCTATGTTGTAATGATGCAAGTCGCCTAGGCTTGAAGTGAGGCTTTTATTGAATTTACTGTTTTTTACCATAAATTGCAACTACGATTCTGCGCCCACAGCAGGCATTTTAGCCACCTTTATGTAGACACTTCTAGATATATCTTCTCTTTTCGTGTCTGTGTTAGGATCATCTACGTCAGCGTCACCCTCAGCATCAGAATTGTATTCTTTGCCTGTCTTTAAGTTTTTTAATACCACAGTAGTATCAACCTTTATTTGAGCTATTTTCTTATCGCCCTCGTATAAGTATGCTACTGAACCTGGTTCTTCAAATGCCATGTTTCCTCCTAGTCTCTTGTTATTTCTAGATACGACAGAACGACATGTAGGTCGTTAGCATTTTCTGCCTGTACCTTTATAACTTCGCTTTCGTCACAAACCAAGGGCTGTGTCAATAGCTCAGTCGTTGTTTTAGCAGCTATGTCTTTTTGTTTAAACAAGCTGAATATTGTACCACCTGAATTGACCAAAGTCACTGTAATCTCACAGGCGTTGCTGGCATCATCGTTGGACACCAAGAAGGACTTGACTACAGATACAGTCTCTGCCGGCACTGTATATAGTGTGGTTAGATCTGTTGTGGTTAAATCTACTTTTGAGTTTTTGTATCTATTTGCCATTTATCCTAAAAACCATGTTTGTTGTTGTGCGTCATCTTTCACGCTTTGTTGGTATGTTGTGTTCAGCTGTTGTATCAAAGTTGCAATACTTCTGTTTATCTGTCGCTGTGTGCTTGTGTCATAATCTTCTTTTGGTTCTGGTATATCAACTATTAGTTTTGTCATTATCTGCCTCCGTCCGGTTTTACATCAAGAGCCAGTGTGCCATATCTCCAACTTTCGTTTGCAGCTGTGTTTGCTATTTTTACATTTACAAATCTACCACGTGCTCTTGTATCTATTTTGGTTGTGCTTGATGTGACCGTAAAAGGACTGTGTGTAGATGAAGACTCTGTTGACGATGGAAAATCTTTTACAGCTAGAGTTACAGTTGCATTTCCTGCAATAGTTTTAAAGTCAGGTAAGAATCTACTTACAGAAACAAACTTGCTTGCGGTGCCCTCTTGCCCTTGTAAATCAAAATCGTATGATTGTAGACTAGATGTAATTGTAGTCACACTACCATCTTCGTTTCTTTGGTCTGTGCCAACCTCATGTTGAAAATATTTAGTTTGCCCCAAACCACTTTCACCTAATATTGTAGGAAAACTACCTGTGCCTGTTGTATCAAATTTTGTAGCGTATGGTTTTTCATACACTTTACTATCCATCCAAGATGTTCTTGCTTCTGTTGACAATGCCCACACACCACCAGCAACACCTTGTGACTCTGCATAGTTGTAGGATACAGCTTTATTGTTAAAATCACTGTTTGCAGGATACCACCATATTATTTCTGTAAACAAACTATTAAGACCCACTGATACTTGTTGTCCTTTTGTAGTATCAAAGTTGTCAAACACTTCGTCTTCTACAGCGCATGGTAGTGTTTTGACTGTTCCGTCGTAAGCTAGGAAACCTTTTGCAGTCATCCAGTATGCAATACCATCTACAACAACAGCTGCATTCTTACCTATCAAACCACAGTTTGTGCCAACCTGTTCTACACCAAATACAAATGGCTGACCCACGTTTCTAACTGTATACAAAGCGTTGTCAGTCCAAACTAGTATGTCTTCTTTTCTTTGTAGTGCTCCAACTATCCTTGTGCCATCTTGCAATCGTAATGTACCTGCTGTGTTTGTAGAGGTTGGTGTGTATGTGTTTATATCTTCTTGTGCTGAAAAACGTATGAACATGTCATCTTGCGTGCTTGCTGTGCCTATGGTTGTTTCTGTGCCTAAATGTATCAAGTGTCTAGTCGTGGGTGACATGATAGATAATCTAGATGCAGTTGGATTGCTACCAGTTGCAAAACCACTTGTGGTTTTTGATGCTCTTACAGTTGTAGGATTAGTCGCTCCTGCATTCCATGTAAAAGTTTCACCGTTTGCAATCGTTGCAACTAACACTTCACCAAAGTTTGTCAGTGACCAAAGGCCAGGTTCTAGTGTTGTTTGGTTTGCAGGGACAGCAACACCCCATCCACTAAAGTCTGACGCATTTGTAACTGTTGCACCGTTAGAGTGTGATGCAGCTGTAGTGCCATTTGCACCTCTTGATAGTCCTGTTAAGTCATTACTAGACTTACCAGAGTATGTTATCAACTCACTGCCAATCTGTATTGTGCCTGAGCTTGGAAAAGAAGCTGCACTTGTAAGAGTTAGAGTTGTATCACTATCACTAAATGTGCCACCCTCGTTTATCGTTGATGTAACAGCACCAGCAACAGTGCCGCCCCATGGGCCCACACCCCATCCGTACCCGTATGTTTGTTTCTGTGGTCCAACCTTTGTGTACACTTCTAGTGTTGTTGATCCACCTGTTGATATACTCGCACTTGCAGCAGCACTTGATGTAATTGTAAATGTTTTAGGACTAGGGACTGTGTTGACCATAAATTTTGCATCTTCAAAGTTTGATGCACTAAGCCCCGTTCCACTAGGCAAGGTCACTGAGTC